TTTTCAATGGCGTTCAGATTGAAATCTGACATGATGCTGCCGCCTGGTTTGTTGTTCCAACCGTTTTCATTGTCGGCCAGGTAAAATTCGCCAAGCGGGTCTGTTGTAACAATCGTGGCGTTGTTGGCCGGGGATATTCTGATTGGTGGTTTGAAATTCAAAGTGGTGTTGCCGCCAGAATCGGTATCAGCATCAGCGGTCATTATCTTGAGTTCATTGAAGGTGCCGTTGGTGAAAGAAAATTGATCGCCTTCCATCAACCAATCAGTGATAGATCCGGTACAACCGTCAATGATCAAACTCGATCCAGTTTGGCTGGCACCATTCACCAGTGGCGTGCCGCCAACATTTCCCTGCCTGGTATAACTGTGGTCGTGCACCGTGAAATCGTTTACAGGGCCATCCAGCTTTGCCAGGAATGATTGCAGCAATGCGCGGTCATTCCCTTGCAGGTTGTTCAAAGCCAACTGAAAATGCCAGCGCTGGCCGCCACGTGCGGCTTTCTGAATGGCACCGGTCAACGGTGATATGGAAACCTTCGCGTTGGTGATCAGGCCAACCACCAGGGAATTCACCAGCCTTGAATCTGCCAGTGTTGGGAAAGCGTAAGTTGTCATATTGTCATACCTGCTTGCGCCTTAGCTTCTCAAAGATGTTGGCTTCCAATAGCTTGTTGTTGGTTTCCAACATCGCCTGCGTTTCTGCAATGTCCATTGCGCCGCGGCCTGAAAAATCGTTGTGTTGAATGATCGTAACACCACCGCCCCTGCCGCCGTTTGGTGTGATGTTGCCGGGTCTGCCTGCCGTGAACAGTTCTGGCCCTTTCTCGCCAACCAGGTAGCTGGTGCCGGATTGGACAGGGCCGCCAGCGGCCTTGCCGCCACCAAACAATTTGAAGTTTGGTGTGATGTTGCCAGGTCTGCCTGGCGTGAACAGTTCTGGCCCTTTCTCGCCAACCAGGTAGCTGGTGCCGGATTGGACAGGGCCGCCAGCGGCCTTGCCGCCACCAAACAAACCGCTGATGATCCCACCAAGACCACCACCACCTTTGCCGCCACCAAACAGCTTAGTGATGCCGCTGTTGATCCACTCATTCACCATGTTTTTCAACATCCCTTTGAAATGATTTGAGATCTGGCCAAAAACATCTTCTGCAGAATCGCCAATATCAACCTTGAACGAACTACCAATTTTCTGGTTTACTTTTTCCGTTTTCAGCGCGGCCAACGCTTGTTTGGCCGTTAGTTTTCCATACGCGCTGGCTACATCCTCAACCGCCACCGGTGAAATTTCATTAACCTTTACATTCAATTCACCAACAGATCCGGCAGCCACCTTTGCCGCTTCATCGGCAGATGTCAAAAGATTCTTTGCAAAATTGGCACTGAACGCGGCTGATGCAAATAACCGGTCAGCTTCGGCTTCCATCATTGACAACCCCAACGACTCGTATGCTTCAGCCAGGGCAAATTGAAGTTTGCCAATCCCCTGCACCACGAATGAAAGCATTTTCAAACCCTCGCTGCGCACCGCGTGGAATGATTCAACGGCCATTTCACCAGCCTTTGGCAACATTTCAGAAAGACCGGCGGCAATCGTTTCAATGGCCGGTGCCAGGTTGGCAGCGGTTTCCAATGTCATGCCACGGAACGCTGAAGTTGCACGGTTGATTGCATCATTGGCGTTGGCAGCACCTACAGCCGTGTCGTGATCAAGCGTCAAACCCAGGTTGCTGGCTTCATCTCGCAATGCGCGGATCGATCCAGATCCACCTTCCATCATCTGCAGCATTTCAACACCGCGGCCACCAAACAGATCCATTGCCAGCCTGGTTCTGTCCGTGGAATTCGTGACGCCTTCAAACGCATCTGCCAACACTTCCAGTTGATCTTCTGGTTTCAGGTTGTTCAGCTTTTCTGCAGATAAACCCAATTCCAGCAACGCTGCCTGGCCAAGCCCCATGCCGGTGGATGCCTCACCAATCACGTTGGCCATGTTTTTCATGTGTTTGGCCAGGCTGGTGAATTCAATGCCGGATTGTTCACCGACAAACTTCAATTCGCTTAACGCCTCCGTTGAAACGCCAATGCGCTTGTTCAGCTTTTCCATTGTGTCAGCGGTGTTCAGCGCGTCCCTGGTAACGGCCACGAAAGCACCAATGCCAATCAGGCCGGTCAGTTTTCCAGCCACACCAGAAACAGATCGGTTGATGCGGTTGAACGCGGCCACGCTTCGCTTCTTGAAACTGGTAACGCGCTTGCCAGCACCCTTGATGCCAGAATCAAATCTGGCGGTATCCATTCCTAGTTGTGCAACCAGGCTGCCAATTTTTTGTGCCATTACAGTGATTTCCTTACACGTTGTGCTTCTAGCTTCAACCTGGCCTGCGCAATATCATCTTCAGTTTGCCGACACAGAATCAGATCATATGCGTTGATTTGTGATGTCTCTTTGGCCGTGAACCGCTGCCCAACCTCACCAGGTGGAATGCCAAACCGCACTGCCATCTGGATCTTTAGAAACTCGATTGGGCAGCCACTCAGTTTTTTATTTCTTCCTCAACATCCCAACCGTTAACGGATTGCGCGGCGGCAAAAAGCGTTTGCATTTCATCACCATCCACTTTGGCCAGGGCCGCAATACCGCGTTGCACTGTTTGTTCATAGGTTTCATTTTCAACGGGTGTGAACAACAAATTACCTGCAGCATCACAAAGCACCATTACGCAAAGTGCTCGCATATCATCTGGCGTCGCATCATCTTCCAGCCTGGTTCCAAAGCGCTTATGCACCAGCACCTGGCCATCAAATGTTAGGTTGCGAATAAAAGCACGCTTGCCAAGAAACGTGGTTTCCACCACGCCAACAACAACGCCTTCAACATCCGTTAGATCTAAATCATCCATTTTTTTTACCCCATAAAAAAAAGATTTGTCACGGTTTAACGCAATCGATCCGCCGCGCTTTTAACTGGTTGAACGTGTGAGATCCGCGCTAGACCCAGACGGCTTGATTGTGCAACTGGCCAGTTTCTTTTCACCAACCGTGCCGCTGATTGGTGGATAGTTCAGCACCACACCAGCACCGCCAAATTCAGGATTGGTTGCGCTGGCCGCATCAGTAGTTGGCCGCACTGCAATGGTAACTGCAGATCCGCCAACCAGGCTGAACAACGTGGCATCGACCTCACTGGCTGCGTAGTCTTGTGAAAACTCAACTTCCAGCGACCAATTTTTAAGCGTGCTTGGCATGAACTTGTGCGTGTTGTCACCCATGTTGGTATCTTCAACCTCATCTGCAGAATAATCCAACGTGACTGATTGCACATGATCCGACAACGCAACCGCGTTGATTGATAGATAACAATCCTTGAAAACAACTGTACTCATTTTGAAAACCTCTTGTTTTAGTGAATGCCCATCATTACAGCAAAATCAAAATCAGGGCTTGTTCCGCCTAGCGTGTAAGTGATGCGCCAGTAATCATCAGTAACAGAAGTGGCCAGGTCTAGATACTCCGAACCAATTGCCGTTTTCTGCGTGAAAGTGAACCTGGTTGTTGCTGATGTGAAGCTGCCGTTATCGTCAGATTCAATTACCACATCCAGGGTTGGCGTTGTGCCATCTGCCTTTGTCACAAACAATGCACACCGGCCAACTTCACCGGCACTGGCATCAATGGCACCAATCTGCTGGCCACTGCTGCTGCTTGTGCTTGTCACATCGGAAAGGTTCACAATGATTGTGGCCCTAACCAACTCACCTTGTGCCGCAGCGCTGGCCGAAAACTTCAACAGATCACCCACTGATGCACCAGGCACATAACTGCCAAGTGTTGCTTTCAGTAAGTAGGCCAGCGTGCCTGCCAGGCCAGTTTGTGTGCTAACCGCAATCGGCAGGCCATCCAAACTGATCTGATCAAATAACTTTTTGTCGATTGAATCCACACCGGCACTGAAATCAACAAAGCCTTCCATTGCAACGCCGGTTGATTTCAATGTGTTAGGTGCAAAGGTGCGTGTGGTTTTGTCCAGCGTGGTATCGTCTTTTTCATCCGCACCATGATCCATTTCAACTTTATCCAGTTGGTTGTTGAACTGGTATCCATCAATCCACACCTTGCGGCTTTTTAATACCTCAGTTGCCATTGGCTATTCCCTCACTCGTCAATCGTCATAGTGTGCAATGAAATCCAACGTTTTCTGGAAGCTGTTTAAATCCGCCTCATACGTTTCATTTTCATCATCAAAAAATATTTCTTGGAACACCACGGTGCCAGCGGTGCCACTCCAACGTGAAAGTGCTGCGCGGATCTGCACCGCAACCGCATCCAATCCGGCACCATCATCATCACGGCATGTGATTTGAATCCTGGCCGTTAACGGATTGATATCACCGCCCATTGCGTGCCAGGGCTGATCACTGATCTTGTGGATCACCACAAATGGATATGTTTCTTCATGCTGCGCACGAACGCGCCAGATCCGTGAACTAACCAGATCCGTTAAATCGGCATAGGCCGCCAGCCTGGCGTGAATTCCTGCACAAACATCAGCCATGTTTCTTTATCTCCGTCCAGGCACGCTTGCCCATTTCCGCCAGGTATCTTTGAAAGCCAGTATCAAATGCTTTCCGCCAGTGGCCACCAGGTGCAATGTTTCTGTATCCAAATTCAATCAGGTGCGCATAGTGCCTGGCGGGGCCAACCACACCAACCTGCACTGCAGTTTTGCTGAAGCGTTTGATGCCAAGTGAATTCACAAGCCGCACATCCTTCTTTGGTTTTCCGCCAACCAGGCCAGCGCGTTTTTCAGCATCGCGTGGCAGATCCGCTTTCAATTCCTTCCGGTACATTGCAGCACCAGCACGTGAAGCAGTGTTGGCAATCTTTGATTCTGATTTTGCTTCAAGTTTTGAAAGCGCTTTTTCAAGTGCCTTGCCATCAAATTTAATCTGCATGTGTCACACCTTTGTGCCGCCGCTTGATCACTTCACCAGCTTGCCGGTGATGTGCAATTCCCAATCTCTGAAGCCAAGATTGATTGGATCACCAACGATTTCATACGCCAGCGTGCGGTGAACAACACGCCAACCAGGCAACACTGGTTGCGCTGCATTGAAGCGGATTTTGAA